AGTGAAGAATCCATACGGTTGCAGCAGCAGCAAGTTGGGCTACAGTATGAGCTAATGCTCGGTTCAGCCCAACCTTTCCAGAAAGGTAAGCCCATAGCGTCACAGCAGGATTGAAGTGCGCTCCAGATACACGATGAGCAAGTGCGATTCCCACTGCGAATGCCGCAACTACAAATAACGGATTGGTTGTGAAGGCAATGGCTCCAATAAGGAGGCATGTACCAAGATACTCGCTCATCGCATGAACATACATTTGTCTTGTTCCTATAAGAAGATGAAATATTCATTTAGATAAAAATAACTTTGTGAGAATATATGGTATACGGTGTAATATACAAAATCACAAATACTATTAATTCTAAAAAATACTATGGTCAGACCACACAACTTTTAAAAAGATGGTCTCGGCATAGAGCTAATGCTAGGAATAATGTCGACGGGCCACTGTATAATGCTATAAGACTTTACGGACTAGATAATTTTAAATTTGAAGTTGTGTGTTCGTGTGATACATTAGCAGAACTTAATGAAATGGAAGAAAAAAACATTTCCGATGATAATACATGTTCTCCGAATGGATATAACATTCAAAAAGGTGGGAATAAACATGAACATTCGGAAGAGACTTGTGAAAAAATCCGTAAAAAACTCACAGGAAGAAAATTACAGCCTTTATCACAAGAACGTAAAGAAAAAATTCGGAATGCTTTGATCGGTCATAAAGTTTCAGATGAAACAAAAATTAAATTAAGGGAAGCTAGCTTAAATATGTCGGATGAAACCAGAGAAAAAATGAGACAAGCCAAACTCGGTAAAAAACAGTCCCCTGAACAAATAGAAAAGGTAAGACAGAGAATGTTAACTTACTGGGCGTTAAAAAAATCTGAAAAAAATATAATTAGTTAACAAATGAAATATCTAGTTGTGAAGGGATGGCTTAGGCCTCGGAGATCGGCTTGAGTCACTGAAGATGTGTGTAGCGTATGCTCTTGAACACAAACTGCAAATTTATGTGGACTGGACAGATTCTGTATGGTCGCATGGAGATGAATCTTTTTACACATATTTCAACCTTGTGAATATGCCTGTCTTGAAGTCATTGGATGATATTCCTGAAGACGCAACATACTATCCACAATACTGGAAAGGAAACATTAAAACTCCATTTTCCCAAGAATTGTTCTTGAAGCAGAAAGAACTGGGTCTTAGTGTTGCAATGCTTGGCCCATCTACACCAACAACCGCTGACGTTATTGTACACTCCTCATTTTCCAATCGCGCCCTATATCCCGACTCCGCCTTTTTCGCAAATGTGTTTCGTGTGATTGACCAACGTATAACTATCCCCGTATTTCAGCGACAGACTGAACATAAACTTAGTGCCGCCATTGGATTCCATATCCGTGGAACTGACCGTAGTCGTAATCGTGGACGAGCAGAACTCAGTATGCAGTTCATGGCTGTGAATGCAGTTACCCATGGAGCATTGGCTGGACAACATATGGTAGCAGTAGGAGATGATGCATACAGCATCGAAATATGGAAACGGTATTTCCCACAAACTGTAGTGTTTAGTAAACTTGTTCTAGATAATACGTCTGCGAAAGGTAATCATAATGCATGTAAGGAGGAACTTGTTTCTACAAAAGATAGTATGAACGTAGAAATGATTGTGGACTTCTTCACTCTGGCGTCATGCAGTCGTGTTATAAGTACGTTCAAGGACAGTAGATTCGCACAGGAAGCCAGGAGACTAGCTCCATTTGTAAATTTGATGCTGCGAAACGAATAGTTCTAACTTTATACATTAAAGACCAGTATGTTGACGGCACAGGGATATCGGATACCTAAAAAGGATGTCCCAAATTTGAATCATGTAAAAGGAGTTCTGAATGTGAAACCGTACGTCCCCTCTGTGTTCGTCAGGCCACAATTTGTTACGCGGTATCCGGTATTCACTGAAACTCCCGACTATTTGTATGTCCCAAAGCATTACGGAATCGCAGAGTTCGGACCATTTCGGGAATCTAAACGCGACGTTCCTAAAACTGAGTCTAACTACTGGGAATTCAAGGGAACAATTCGTGAAACGCAAAAAGAGGTTGTGAACTCGTATCTTTGCCCGGAACCACGTGACGGCATTATTTCGTTACAGACTGGTGGAGGTAAGACGGTATGTGCACTGTATATCGCAGCACAAATCCAAGTTCCGACAATTGTTCTAGTTCATAACACGTTTCTCCGAGACCAGTGGATTGACCGTATTAAATCATTCCTTCCTAAAGCTCGTATTGGGTCTATCCAAGGAGATACAGTCGACGTTGCAGACCGAGATATAGTCGTTGCTATGTTGCAAAGTGTTTCCTTAAAATATTATGACCCTTCGGTATTTCAAGGATTCGGATTCGTTGTTGTAGATGAGTGTCACCACATTGCCTCGGAAGCATTCTCACGTTCTATTTCCAAACTCACGTCGAAACACATGCTTGGACTATCTGCTACTCCCGAACGCAAAGATAAATTGATGTATGTTATCAACTGGTTTCTTGGTCCAATGCTGTATCGTTCAAATACTGCCGATAAGGTAGACTCAAAAGTCCGAGTGGAAGTTTATGATTTTGATCCGCGAGACGAAGAGTACAATACTATTATCTACAATAACCAGGGAGTTATGTTCACATCGTTGATGATTAATAAGGTCGTAGAGTTCAAACCTCGTAATGACCTTATCAGCGGTATCTTGAGTGATTTATTCGAAGAAGAAGGAAGACAGATGCTCGTTCTGACTGACCGGGTAGATCATACTGAAACGTTGTTTCAATCGCTGCCTTTAGAGATACGTGAACATGCATGCATCCTTGGTCGCAAAGTTAAAGCGACCGAACGCACCGAGTTTTGTGAATCCAAACGCATTCTTATTGCTACGTATGCGATGTGCAAGGAAGGCTTTGATGTGTCTACGCTAAATACTCTTGTTATGGCTACGTCTCGTCCAGATGTCGACCAAATTGTAGGGCGAATTATGCGAACTGAAAAGACAGGGCGACAAGTAGATCCACTAATTATAGATATTGTAGATCCGGCGTTTCGGAGACAGTTTGGAGAAAGGTTGAGATTGTACAAAGAACGAAACTACATTGTTGAAAAAATGCGTTTGGAGTAATATAAGGAGGGAAAGATGAAGACTCGTCGAGCTAAATCCCGAACGAAAACACGTCGTGTTAAGCGAGGTGGACAGGTTATTGGGACGGGAAAGTATGCTATGGTCATTGACCCTCCAATCCAGTGCGCAGACGGAAAACACGATATGACCAAATATGTTTCGCGAGTATCCAAGCGTGAACAAAAGGAGGATATTGTATCGAAAGACCATCCTCGGCTCATTAAGAAACTTAAGGAAATCGATCCCGAACAGAAATACCTTTTTTACCCCGAATACTGTCAGCCAGGTGTTCTTTCCGAAGAGAACAAGCGTGATGGAGTAACGTACAAAAACAAAGCGTTTTCTGAAATTGTTCTGAAAGGGTCTGAAGTATGGAATCCTTCTATGCGCAAGAAACGGTCGTGGGCCGCTTTCTTAAAAGGAAAACATATTGGGAAAAAGGTAGCGATGGCCGAAAAAAGCGTTGAGCAACTTGAGCATCTAAAAAAGGCAATTGATCTTTTACACGATAACCATATTATGCACGGCGACCTCCACGGTAAAAATGTTATTATTGCAGACGACGGTATGCCTCGTATCATCGATTTCGGAACGAGCTTGTTGGATGCACCTAATCGCGTTCTTGAGTGGGAAAAGGGAGTCGTTGAAGATAGTTGGCCGACACTCGATTGGGAATGGCGCAAGAGTCGCTAGACATCTCCTACGTCATCATACTCATAAGACATAGAATAGTCATCTTGCGGTCGGTCACGTACATCGCCATAATCCCCCCGATCAGCTTCTAACAATCCACCTCTTTCATTTGGTTGTTCTTCTCCATCAACATAATCTCTGGTCGTATGCCCACCTTCGGGAACGTCCAGAGGATTCGTATCTTCATCATTTATTCGTGCAGCTTCTTCCTTGATATTCAGCTCTTCGGCAAACCTCCGACGATCGCTGAGAGATACTATATGCTGTGAAATCCCAATATCCAACATCTGTTTCATGACTTCACGGTCACGGTCCGACATAGATTTCAATACTTTCGTGAACATATCGCGTTCCATCGTACGTAATTGCTTCACTTCCTTTTCGGACTTTTCTTTTGTTAACAGAATCATGTTCATAGTTAAGTCTCGGGTCATCGCAGTTTTTAATGTTTCCACTGCTGCAGCATCAGACTTCACTTTATCAAATAATTCAAAAAGTTTAGCTTTTACCGCATCACGAACCAACGATGAATTCTCGAACATGTTCACATTATCGCCAAAGTCACGAAGTTCGTGCACAAGTTTCGGGGAGAATTTCAAGGTAGATAGAATATCCAATGTCCGCGTAAGAAGTGCGAGTAAGGATACGGCATCTGCATCATCTTCTACGAATTTACGAATGAGGTCCAGTTTCAAACCTTTGGGAAATCCTAGTGAAACACTCTTTTGAATATCTTTCGATGTTGGAAAGGTATATTTGATAGTTGGAGATTCCAGTGGAATATGTATAGCTTTTCCAGCGGGTTTTGTTTTTCCAAGTTCAAAGGATTTTTGTAAGAGTGACGGTTTCAGTTTACCGACAATAGTTGTTCGGGGTTTCGATGTATTACAATCGCCCAATTTTTCAAGTCCCTGGGATTCTCCAATAGCATACTCCACTTTCTTCGGAACGACGAGAGGCAACGTTATTGTTCCTTCGGGGATTTTATCGGAAACGGTAGACTCTGCACGTACCTTTGCTGCCTCAAATTGAGCCTTAAATTCAGTATATGCCTGCTTAATGAACCGCACCGCTTCTTCGCGCACTTTTCTACGATTATTCACAACTTCACGGAGAATTGTGGACAATGGTTCGGTGAATGTAGCAGGGAATGCTTCTACAGTTTCCTTGATAACATTCAGAACTAAATTTAGGGTTGGAGAATCTTCTGGGTTATCGGTATCACGTGGAAATCCTGAAAGTTTCACGACCTTTGAACCGAATGAGCGACGAGGAATTAGGAAAGGGTTGTGTGTTTGTAGCAGAACAACTATCCCAGCAATTCCCAAAATTCCTTCTACTTTGTTTTTGACGGGAGGGGGTAGTTTTCGAGCAGACAAGGATACTTTGCGGATATTGTCTAAAATAGGAATGAGTTGATTTGGACTTGGTAGAATTTGAAGACTGTTCAAGATAAGAGACATCAGCAATTCACCGGCATTTGTTTTCTGAAAAACCGCACTGAGTTCACTTAGTGCTGAAGCAAACGTACTAGGAAGTGTTTCAGTTTTGAACTTGGATTCATTTAGCACATCGTGACTTTTTATCATTCGTCCATTATCATCAAAGTCATCTTGAGCAACATAACTATCATTGTTCACTTGTTCGCCACAGAACGTACATACTCGGAACCCATCCACTAATGTTGTCCACTTCGTGTAGAACGCAAACCGGTCTGCATCTAAATCTCCATCGAGAAGCGATAGGGTGTGATTGCAAACCACGAAAAGATTTGCGGAATCTAGAAAAATGTTTTTCAATGGCGTGATTTCCTTTGTGAGAATTCGGATATTGTATGCACGATCGGGTGGAAGAAGAGTAGTATCGTTCAAAATGGTAACTACATTCTCACGCAACTCTGAAACGTCGGCCGGTCGGTATTTCTCATACTCCTTTTCACCAAGCTGAGCTTTCACTGGCTGATAAAACTTGAATAAGGCAACATAATCACGCTGGATATTTGTTTGTGTAGTTTCCGTCCATGCCTTCTTACCCTTATTTAGAAACTCACGACGTTCCTGCGTCACAAAGGCGGTTGGCGCACACACTCCGGGAGGACGGTACACTCCTGACGCCAAAAACTCTTCAAACGTATCTATTTTCAAACATTCAGCAGGAGTAGATTCGGGTAAATGAATTTTCGGGCGATCATTCACCATATCTGGAGCAATGAGACCGAATTCACCAGCATCAGACAAAAGCATCTTGGTCACAAGTAATCCTCCATCTTCTTGCTGCATCAACCATAGGCGTGGATACACAGACTTTTCCCATTTGGAATTGTACACTTTCTGCAACCGTTCAGACGGAGCTACTGCGTCCTCTGAATCGGGGAATACAACCGAAACTGTCGCAGGAGGAGAAGAAATCGTATCTGCCGGAGGAAACCGTTCTTTCCATGAAGTCCACGGAACTTGGGAAAGTGTTACGTCGTAAACCTTGAGGTATTTCAATCCTTCAGTATACGGATATGTTGTAGTGGGAACGGCGTGGGACACAATAGCTTCAATCGATGGAAATACGTCCATAAGAGGTTCCGACGTCAAAATCTTGGAAGATGCACTTGAACTAAGGAATGGATGCTCGGCTAATGGACGAGGAATGTCCAACGGTCGTTCTTCAATAAAAAATCCGATGCGCCGAATATCGTCCCCCGTATTTGCGATTGGGACTTGCAGCATTTCGAGTGTACCGTCGTCACGCACAATCACTTTCGGACGCACAAAAACTCCTAGTGCCTCAATATCTTCCTTACCTTCCTCGTTCACAAGTACTGTTCGTTCTTTAATTGGAACTCCAATCGTTCCTTCTGAGCGGTATGGTCGGGGAAGAGCGTTGAGGAGTACGGGGTAAAAATTCGGAGTACGTTTAGCACTATCATCAAACAGAGGCATAAACTTTTCGGCATACGAATACTTCTCGTACTGAAATGACCCATAAATTGGTTTGAGCCAGGGAACATGAATATGTTTACGCTCAGTATCTAATTTGTAATCCGTATTCGTGAACAACACAAGACTGGTATAAATTTTTCGAATACGTTGAACTTCACTTTCGATTTTCGCATACTCGGAGCGCGCAACTCGTTTCTTTTTCGGAACTACTTTTTGGAAGTAGTCCGTTAGCTGTTCTTCTAACGTGAAAAACCGGAGTTCTTCTGGCCGTTGTAGTTCCTCATCGAACTCTACTGTTTCTATAATTTCCAAGTCAGACTGTTCAAATTGAAGACTTACCTCCATCGTTATTCTCTATGACGGAACAATATTCATCGATAATTTTCTTCGCCGACTCCAGAATCTTTTCAGGCGCTTTCTTCGTATTGAATCGAAGTACCATTTCAGGTTTTAGAGGGTGTGGGATATCATAGGATACGAACTCAACATCATCGCCATAAATAACTTCCTGGAGCAAACATCCGAGTGTGTGTCCTCCCATCGGCAGAGTGATATTGTACGTTCCCTCATCCTTTTCTCGCGTAATGTTCTTGAGTGCTTCGACCATATACACATCTACACGCTTACGCAAGATTTGCGCAGCTAGTTTGACTAGCTCGTGTGCCTTCAGGACACCTACACTCTCGACTTTTAAATCAAACCAGTTTGGGCGATTCTTTTCGTCGCGAGAATAACATTTCTGTACTAGGAAGTTATCAAAGTACCGGGCAGCATCCTTGTCTTCGGAATGGGCCTTAATATATGCTTCGCGCTCCTGTTTCGCAAGATTCGGGTCGGTGTGCCACATCGTGGTCGCAGTGTGTACTTGACTCACACCCTCGCTTTCCAACGCTAGACTCGCAGTCATATGAATAGTCTCACCGGCCCTAACCTTGAGAAACATACATGGCGTTCCAAACTCAGGGTCTTTCATCAAAATTCCCTCGCGACCAGATTCAACTGTGAAATCATCAGTTGTTATCGTAGCATCCTTCTTGATTTCCGGCAGCCTCAGCTCAATCTTTGCATCCTTAATAATACCCGACTCGTCGGGACTCACATTCACGGGAAGCATTTCCATTCGATGCCTCAGCATCTCGTGGGGCATCTGTGTCGTGTTCTTGAGGATTTGTACATCTCGAATGACGACAGTAGGAATACCAGACAGCAGAATACGCCGAATCGCATTCACCATGCTTACCGGGAAGTACACTAGCTCTGCAGATAGCGACCGACCTTCATTCGAAGTACGAAGACTCTTGATAGCGGCCATTTTTGGTTCATCCATCTCGTTATTGTTCCATCCGTTTTTTTCCTGAAAATCCATAATGTCGCAGCCCTACCTTTTTTACAGTGATAGGTGTGCGAACTCGAAACAGATTATAGAGACACTCAAGGCGCTGAACAAGGCCGGTCTTTACAAGTTTATTGATGCGCTCAGCCTCCAGCCTGCTCAGCGTCCGGCATGGTTGAAAAGTGTACCTACCCTATATGTCCCAGACACAAAGGAGGTCATTGTAGGTAAAGATATTTATGGGTACATTGCGAAACCCACGAATTCGCGCAAGGAACTTCCGGCCAAACCGGTGGAGGGTGGAGCAAATCCTCAGAACCAAATTGGAGAACTTTCGGCGTGGGGATTTGAAGGTATGGGGCGTCTCAGTGAGTCGTATTCTCTCTGGGATACACCTTCTCAATTCGCATCGGGTGGTGGAAGTATGTACACATTCCTTGATGGGTCTACGAGCAATACGCCAACACCGGGTGGCGTACCTTCGTCGGGCGGACCGGCCTCGAAGAACACGATTGACGACAAGAACAAATCCGCAACAAACGCTGACGTGATGAAACGTATGGAGCAAATGACTGCTCAGCGTGAAAAGGAGTTCGGAGTCGTTGAGCGTAAGTAATCATTTTCATATATTCGCACTTAATACTACAATATGGCTTCTAAACGTACTCTAACGTCTGCATTCTTTGACCAGTTCGCAGCATTCGCAACCGAACTTTGTGAGATGTATCCGTCTGATGCCGACTTCTCTTTGTTTTCAAACACGCTGTCGCTGATTAAAATGACGAATCCGGCAATGGTCGTGAGTTATGTGGTAGACAACGTACTTCAATTTGAAGATAAAATCATGAAGAGCGACGAATCATTCTTTCTAGATTATGATTTTCGAGAGTATACGAGCCATGTCGATATGAATATCTTTCAGAAACTGAAGCAGTATATTGAGAAAATGTCCCCTGCTTCAAAGCAGAATGTTTGGAAATATATTCAAAATATTGTCCGTCTCGCCAAGGCTATTCACTCTGCTTAGAGTCTGTAGAAAACCCATACAAATCCCGAGGAGTTAGTGTTTGTAGTTCACGAATAGCTTCTTCTGGCTTATCGAAATTCCTGAATAAAATTTGATTTACCTCAGCTGGCGTCCATAAATACTCCAACTCAGGTGAAGTCCAATCGTCAAATACTTTATCATAAAAACTACTCGCCATTTCCTGAAGGATTGTGCGATTACATTTGCGGAACTGGACAATCATATCAATACGTCCCGGTCGAATCAGAGCCTTGTCGATACGTTCAGGGTAATTTGATGATATCGCAATTATGCGCCCAGAGCTTTCTAGCGTTCCATCAAGAATATTCAAGAGAAACGACAAATCAATTTGTTCAGGTTCATCTTCGTCTTTGTGTGCGGCCTGCCATGCGTCTTCTACACTTACCTCCTTGTGAACAACCGGTTTCTTGAAATCTCGGCTCAGAATAGCATCGCCCATAGCATCGATATCTTCAATCACATACAGACGTTCATGGATTGGAATAGTATACTTCTCTGTCTTGTTTCCGTCATACACGTAAATATCGTCATTGTAAAACAGATGATTCAGTTGAGATTTAGTTTTGATTTGTGATAGATGAATATTAATAATGTGTCGGCGCGCAGTATTCGCAATAGCCTTTACGGATGACGTTTTCCCACACCCCGGTTCACCGTGAAACATAAACCCCAGAGTATACGGAATCCCCTTTTTCTCGTACCAATCCTTGCGCGTCAAGAAAAATTCTACGTGCTTACACACTTTCTGACGTTGCTCAAAGAAAACATTCTCGAATGTTCGAGTGGTATGGAACTTATGCTTGGTATAAATGAGATGAGTGGACGGAAGCGAATTCTGAGTTGATTTCTTATTTTTTGTAGCAGTCATCATATCAAAATAGTACAGAGACGTTCCTAGTTTATTTGCCTGTTTACGTTCATAATCTGTATTACAACGCTCCACAAAATCACGCAAGAATTGAGATTCGTGGTCATAACAGAAAATTCGAAACTTTATAGTGTCTAGTTCTCCGTCTGCGTGCTTTAGAGTCGTTAGTTGGAAATAGATATCGTTCTCTACCAAAATAGGATCGAATTCATTCGGCAAGTATTCGTGGTGACTCACGCAAAGTAAGTTGCGAATAGCCGGAATAGTACTAACATAATGAATAACCGAATCCATTCGACTTTGACTTGCGGAAATCGTTTGGGATGATTGTTGTTTGCTTCCCGACGATTTAAGAACACGTTCACACTCGATTGTAGCACGAACAGGTCGGTTCGATGGGGGTGGAGGCGTTGATGGTTCGAGACGTTTGCGGCGGCAGCAGACTCCTTCAATATAAGGAAACCATTGAGGGTATGTGCTCATGATTCGGTCATAAACATTCATTCCGATAAAACTGTACAGCGGATTGCGACCCATGCCCATAGACATACCCATAGACATGAGCATTTGACTACGCATGATATCGGCCATACCATTATTTGTGTTCGGGTTCATTTGTTCGACTATCGGTCTACTGTGAAAACGAATTTTTTAGGGTGAAAACTTTGAGACGTAGTTCAGATGAATAAGATGGGTTCGACAATTAGCAAGACTGAAGGTCTGTTTGAGTCTTTCATGACCGCAATTAAGCGGCCACGTCCATCAAACATATTCGCTCAAAGCCCACCAGCCAAACGCTTCAAGCCATCACCCCCATTTGAGGACAATGGTGCAAAAGCTGTGATTATACGCGACTGGTAAAAAAACACACAAGTTAGATTAGATTAGATTAGATTAGAACATGCATGTTTTTTAACTGCGTTTCATACACATGTCTAGGGTGGGAACGTTGACGTTCATAGGCTTGGAACGCTTTAGTCTCAATTGTTCGGAAGCTTTTTCTACCACGTCGTTCGATAATGAAACATACTTCTTAATATCCCGTAGCGGACCTTGGACATTCATAGACGGAAAGAGAAGACGGATAGGATGGATTTCTGAAAGAACAATATAGTTTTCACCAGAAACATAGTCGCGAAACTGTTCAATATCCAGTGGTCCTCCAAACAATCGGAGAATAGAGCGGGGTGGAGCTGGCGACAGAGTGCGGGATTTGTACATGTCGGCATACAAATGCGTTAGAAGAGCATGTCTATTCCATTTCGATGAATCGGGAACTTTGTTGTCGGCATAAAGGTAGGCAAGTGAACATTCGGGCGAGCAAAAATTACCCTCGCAACTGTAAATGTTGTTATACACATCGTAGGAAATGGGAAGAATACACGGGACCCAATTAAATGTATGCGCGCACCAAAAGCAGGCAGTTTGGGGAGAGTAGCGCTCTGTTGATACTTTTGCTAGAACTGTTTTGAGTAGTTCAGTATCGAACCTCTCGATGTTCTTTTCAACAGCATTCAGGATATCGGAATACGAGGTGGTATCTCCTGCAGGAATAATATTATCGTCGGCCGATTCAGAGACCTTTAGAAAGAAGACAACTGGTGTTTCGTCTATTGGTTGAGACTTGACTACCGCCTTGGCTTTTCGTGGAGGCATTTAAAGTTCATAAGCGCAAAACGTCAAAACCGAAACTGTTTTTATAGTTTAAAGGATGCGCATTGTCTGTATGACGAATGACGCCCAACTCCCAATGATGAAAAACATGCTCAATTCGGCTATGAAATCCGGGTTTCCGATGTCTCTGTTTCACTGTTACTTACTTTCCTCTGATAAAGAGGCCGCAACCTATTCTACTCCCGCGTTCAGACAGATAACTATCCGGAAACTCGAAGTTATATTGGAGAATATGTGTCAGGATTCTCAAGTACTTTGGATCGATAATGATATTGTTCTGTTTGAAAACTGTTTAGCCGATATTATGCGATACCCAGGTTCGTTTGTTATGCAGGATGATTTGTGGGGGGCGTGTACGGGATTCTTTTTAGTTAGACGTTCGCGCAATACTCTACTGACTATTCAAAATTCTATAGAGTACCTGAAACTCCGACCACACGGAGTGGAAAATGACCAGCACGCATTTAATGCTGTTAAGAAAGGAGTTTGGGGTATATTCGTAACATTGTTGCCGCAAGACGAGTACCCGAACGGGAAAGTATACTTTGACGATAATCGTACATCAAAAGCTCGAATGGTACACTCAAACTACCTCGCGAAAACAGCAGATAAAGTCCAGCGGTTCAAAGATATCAACTTATGGGATGAGAGCGACACAGCATTCGAGTTAGTAAATAAATATTTTATATAACAAGGTTACCGGAGAAACCGAGTACGATACTCATTATTCTAAAACGGATTTACATGGACTGAGAACCAGAGAGGAACACAAGATGGACTTATCAAAGCAGTACCGCAAACACACGCACCGCGAACATATTCTTTCGTTGCCCGACACGTATGTGGGTAGCATTGAGAATGCGGACGAAGACATGTACATTGTAGACAATGAAAGTTTCAAGCTCCAAACTATTAGTCCGTTTAATCCTGGGTTTTACAAGCTGTTCGATGAACTGTTGGTGAATGCTCATGACCACGCCGTCCGTCTACGACAGAAGAATTCTCCGAATCCGGTCAAGACAATTTCTATCGATGCTACGGAAACAACCATAACTATCCGTAACGATGGTGAGTCTATTGATGTGGAAAAGCATCCAGAGTACGGATGCTACATTCCCCAAATGATTTTCGGAGAACTGCTTACGTCTACAAATTACGACAAGACCGAAAAGAAGTTGGTTGGTGGAAAGAACGGGTATGGTGTGAAGCTGGTGAACATCTTCTCCAAGAAACTCGTTCTCACAGTTGTGGACGGGGTTCGGGAATTGAAGTATACCCAGGTATTTGAAGACAATATGTCGAAAGTCGGAACTCCCGTTGTTCGGGCGTGCAAGACCAAACCGTTTGTAGAAATTGAATGGACTCCTGATTTTGCAAGGTTCGGATGGACTTCAGCGGCAATCCCGGCAGGGATTCTCCAAGTCATTCAGCGGCGCGTCTTTGACCTCGCAATGACAGTTGGAAAGGAAGTTAAAGTCACATGGTGCGGCACACATATTCGGTTCCGCGACCTTACATCCTATGCTTCCTGGTATCTTCCGAAAGATGCAGTTGTTCTCACAGATATGACTCATCTCGGGTGGCAGATTGCAGCCAGTGATTCGCCGACCGACAAGTTCTTTAGTGTGAGTTTTGTGAACGGCATTTGGACCCGTTCGGGCAAGCACGTGGATGAAATTGCAAATCAGATTGTATCGTACTTTGTGAACCATTTGGAACTAAAAAAGAAAATAAAGGTACGTCCTGGACTCGTGCGCGATTCCCTTGCTGTATTTGTGAACTGCTCTGTCGAGAATCCAAGCTTCAGTTCTCAAACTAAGGAGGTGATGACGTCGAAGGTTTCGTGCAAGTTATCTGACGATTTTCTGAAGAAGTTGGTTTCAAAGCTGGGGATTGTAGATACTGTTATGGCTCAGCAGGCTGTGAAGGATACGAAGGACGCAGCAAAAACTGACGGAAAGAAGCAGTCGAAAATCACGGGTATTCCGAAGTTGGATGATGCAGTGTTCGCCGGAACAGCAAAAAGTACTGAATGTACACTCATTCTCACTGAAGGCGATTCAGCGAAAGCGATGGCTTTGTCTGGATTGTCGCAAGACCAGCGCCGATTCTTCGGGGTGTTTCCTCTGAAAGGTAAGTTGCTGAATGTGAAAGATACGTCGGCAAAAAAAGTGGAAATGACGGAAGAGATTGCGAATTTGAAGAAGATTGTTGGGTTGGAGTCTGGGCGAAAGTATACCGACCTGCGAAGCTTGCGGTACGGCAAAATCATGATTATGACGGACCAGGATTATGATGGGTCTCATATTCGTGGGTTGTTGATTAATATGTTCCACGAGCTATGGCATGAACTTATTGCGATTCCGGGATTCATTACCTACATGGCTACTCCGATCGTAAAGGCTACGAAAGGGTCTACTACGAAAACATTCTATACGCAGTACGCTTACGAAGAGTGGCGTAAGACTGATGCTTCGAAGGGCTGGAAGGTGAAGTATTACAAGGGATTGGGCACGTCGACGCGCGACGAGGCTAAAGAGTATTTCAAAGTTCCGAACATTGTTCCGTACGAGTACGATTCCCTGAGTGATGAGCGTATTGATTTGGCGTTCAATAAATCCAAGGCCGATGACCGCAAGGATTGGTTGAAGACGTACGATCGTGCTGATATTGTTCCGTCATGTAAGTCGTTGAAGTACGAAGATTTCGTAGACAAGGACCTCATTCATTTCTCAAATTACAATTTGGAACGCAGTATCCCGAATGTGATGGATGGTTTGAAAACGTCACAACGCAAGATTCTGTACTCTGCTCTCAAACGTAATTTGAAGCAGGAGATTCGGGTAGCCCAGTTTGCAGGGTACGTTTCAGAACATTCTGGGTATCACCATGGCGAGGCGTCGTTGAACGATGCTATCGTCGGCATGGCGCAGGATTTTGTTGGAACAAATAATCTTCCATGGTTTGTCCCGCAAGGACAGTTTGGGACTCGGTTGCAGGGAGGTAAGGATTCGGCGTCTCCACGATACATTCACACATATCTCCAACCACATGTCGCAAATCTAGTTCCTTCTGACGATATGTCTTGCCTCAAATATCGCGATGATGATGGATTGTTGGTTGAGCCAGAATGGTATGCTCCTATTCTCCCGATGCTGCTCGTCAACGGTTCACGGGGTATTGGAACAGGGTACTCTACCTTCATTCCTCAATTCAATCCGGTCGATTTGAAGAATGCGATTTCCGAATGGCTGGAAACTGGATCGGGTCTTGAACGAGAATTTGTGCCGTATTACTCCAAGTTCCGTGGCTCTATTCGTAAAGTCGGACCGCAAGAGTACGAGTGCCGGGGTGTGTTTAAGATGGAAGGTGGCGATACACTAGTGATCACTGAACTTCCAGTAGAAACTTGGACGATGGATTTCCGTGAGAAGCTGGAAAAGATGTTGGCGGATGGCGTGATTCGTGATTTCTCAGATACGTCAACCGACACTGATGTTCTGGTGAAAATCAAGTTGGGTTCGGCAGGCGCAGCTCCAGTTGAAAAGCTGCTGGTCGAAAAAATCAAGCTCACAAATATGCACGCATTCAATTCGCAATGTGTGATTCACAAATACGAAAGCGTCACGGAAATTCTCCGTGAATTCTGTGGGTCACGTCTTGGACTGTACCGCGACCGTATCGCGTACTTGCTGAAGGAACTACGAGATAAACTGCCGTATCACGAAAACGTGGTTAGGTTTATTCGGCAGCAGTGCGAGGATAAGCCTCGACCGGAATTGCGCAAGAAGACGGGTGAAGAGTGTGACCGTCTGCTGACGCTAGACAACTTTGTGAAAATTAAGGACAGTTACGATTACCTTCTCAATCTCCCTATTGCATCACTCACGCTGAAACATGCGCTGAAGCACGAGAAGGATTTGGAGGATTTGAAGCATCATATTGTGCAACTAGAGAAAACTACTGCGCCCGGATTGTGGAAGGAAGAACTAGGGAAACTGAACGTATAAAGTAAAAAGATTATATAAAACTCAGTCATTTCAAACCAGTCTTTTTCACTTTCTCAGCATGGCGTAAGTTGCAGATAATAAACATTTCCACTAAGCCCACCTACCTGCATGAAAAAATCTGCGTTTGGACCATCTCTTACAGCACCAAAACTACAATTTCGGGCTGTATAATTTTGAGCATAAGGATTAGCACCAGCACCCACATCAGACGCTGTATAAATTACAATACCCCACGCAAAGTCCGATTGGTATCCGTTTGTTAGACTAACAGTATAAGTACCACAAGGAACAGCGGTTCCAACACTATACGTTCCGGTACCAGGTAGTAGTATAGTTTGAAAATACGGGAAAGTTCCATATGTGGCACTGAAAAGTCGACTAACAATTTCACCCCCTGAAAGATAAACCAGAGCATTGCCCGTTAAACTTGTATCAGGTCTTACTGGAGACACGAAAAAACCACTTTGATTTGCCGCTGTTCCATTGCCTAATGCAATAGCGCCAGCAAAAGAGTTCGTATTTGTATTGGCTCCCAATGCAATGCTATTGTTTCCACTCGCAACTGCCGATACACCAATAGCAGTGCTGTTTATTGCGTTAGCAGTTGTATTATCTCCGAATGCCGAGGAGTAGTTCCCGCTCGCTGTAGACTTACGTCCAACTGCAGTTGAAAAATCTCCAGTAGCTCCACTAATCAGACCAATACATACTGACCCTAAACCGGACGATGACGCAGAGTCACCAATAACCACTGCACTCGAGCCTGTAGCGAGTGCAGATGTAGAAAATCCGATACATACTGATTTTGGCGCTTGACCAGTTTGTCCAGCCTGGAACCCTATCGCAACTGCACCTGTTCCTTGACTAGTTTGTCCAGCCTGGAACCCTATCGCAACTCCAGTTGCACCCTGACTAGTTTGTCCGGCACTATTTCCTATCGCTACCGCACTTGTACCTTGACTATTTTTTCCGGCATTGGCTCCAATGTGCACTTCGGTATCTCCTGCGACCCAACCTGAACCATCCCAAAACACATAGTCTGAGAAATTTGGAGCAGTTGTTGGAAGACCAGGTCCAGTATATCCTGTGTAGCCAGTGTAGCCAGTATATCCAGTATAACCTGTTCTTCCAGTGTACCCAGTGTAGCCAGTGTAGCCAGTGTAGCCAGTGTATCCAGTGAACCCGGTGTATCCAGTGAATCCAGTATACCCAGTGAACCCAGTATATCCTGTGAATCCCGTAAAACCCGTAAAACCTGTGAATCCAGTGAATCCAGTAACACCCTGGTCGCCTTGTACTCCTGGAGCTGCACATACAGTTTGGCTCTGTGCGAGATACTGACTGTACGACAAGAACGGCATATCGAATTGTATTAATCTAAGATTTTCATACCTGAGAATTATCATAAGAAGGAATACAGGATGTCGACAACCCAACCAATAACGTATCAACAGTTATTGGCTGAAGTGTTTGATGAAAATGCTCGGAATCAGTTGGTAGATGCGCAAGAGTATGAGGAAGAGGATGTGGATGCGTATGATGTAGACAAGTATTCGGAAAATGAGATTGAAGATGGAGAAGAATTCAATAAGTTTCAAGGTGATATGAATAAGCCCGAGAACGTCATTAAAGTCGAGGCAACTACAGGTGGAGGTACAACAACATACGGATACAACAAAGATATTCGTACAACAGTGGTGAACATCGACGGTAAATTTCGTAATACATCCTCAGTACTTCCAGCACGCGCAACGTATACCCAATGTGCATCTGGAGCAGGAGCTGCTACCGCGTTTGGAGGTACATCGGCAACAGAGTTTCTTGTTGGATTGGCGAGACAGTACAAGAACGTCACGTCCGTCAAAATTATAACTATGGAATTTGAGAATAGTTTTTATACGTTCTCTGGACTGAAAACTCAAAGTGACGGAATTGTAACTGGTCGTGAAAACACGTCATTCATATTCACATACGTTAATAATGCTACAAATTCGTTAACAGTCATCGATAGTGTTTCATTGTACCCGGGTTCAAACAGTATTAGTTTAACGTGGAATGATTCGGGCGCAGCGAGTCATACAATCACAGTTGCTACCGTTGCTGCACCAAACACAATTATAAAAACAATCACAGATACTGGCTCAGACCTTCAATATTGGACGTTTCCAACCTTACCGTATCGTAATCCGTATACTGTTACAGTATCAAATTTAAGTGTCGATGGGCCATATATTGTTACATTAACCGCAGGGTCACCTCCAAATACCTCTAAGGCCGTAGCAGCAAATATCGTAATCCCAGACGGTAACTATGCTCTTACCGGCACAAATGGTCTTATTCCAACAATATCCAGCGCTATAACTGCGGCGATATCCTCTGGACTTCCGAGTGGTTGGAACTTGACGAATTTTTCTATTACTCAAGATCCATATTCTCTAAAACTCTCATTCAACTGGGATCATTTGTTTGAACTCCAGTTTCCTTCTACCACCGACTGCTTTACAAAAAATGGAATAGGGTACAATTTGGGATACTACAATACACTTATCACATTAACAGATAAATATATAACATTCAATTCGGCTACTGGTATTTATAGCGCCGTAGCAGATACTCGGCCAGACTTGACTCCCGACAGGTATGTGTTCCTTGTCATTAATGATTGGTATCAAGTTCATCACCAATACCCTGACCAAACACAATTAAGCGCATTCTTGAAAGTTCCATTAAATACAGCTAAGTACCAGGTACAATATGATAATGTTGCTTTGGATACGAATACAAAAGAATACTTTTTCCCTCAACCTGTGAACATCCAGAAATTAGATATTAGTATGGTCGATGTGTACGGCAAGGTGTTGGATATGAACGGGGGTTCGTTCTCGATGAGTTTGGCTATTAACGAAGTCCTGCAGCCAGGAATCTACGAAAATTTGCTGAAGCTGTAATAATGGACAAGTCGGTGCTTGAAAAAATCCAAGATCCCCATGTGGAAAATCGGTACAATATGACGTCTACGTCAGTACAGTACCCTCCCCCAAAACACGGTGGACGTGTACCGAATATGAATGATCCTGCGCTACAGGAACTAGCGGCGCGGCCTTACAAACTGTATGCTGACGGCCCCACACTGTTCGGACAAACCAATCGATGGGATATGGTTGGACACATTCACAAGGAAACTCCTTTAAACACGGTATTTTTCAGTGATGCAAACGTGGAAAAGCTGCAGCAGGATATTCAGGCACAAGTCCTAGCTATGAGCGGAAACAAGTATCACATCGATCGCCAGAATGACGATGACCTGAAAATTATTATGCGCAGTTACTATCTCCAGTTTTCCCAGAACAACCCGAAAATGGTCGCGCAGGAACTCGAGGATTTGAATAGCCGGGTAGTAGGGTATGCCGCGGGCAAGATTTATTCAGAGGTGGATTTCCATATGTTTTACCGGAAAGACATTGAAGAGTTTGCTCCAGCCATTGCGAATCCCCAGAATCCCCACGTCTACGGAACGCGGGGCGGAGAACTTACCCGGTTTTTTTGATGCGGAAAACATCGTGAACTCTTTTTTGCATTGTAATCAATGGATCTGCGCACTTTTCATGCGCGAACGTATGCGAAACATCTAGGGCGTCTATTTGTTTTTGAACCCACATGGGACTCGTTCCGGCCAATTTCAAATATTGGTTGGGACGGAAAAAACTATGCTCCATCTGACTCGGAATACACATCAAACGTGTTTTGTCCGCACTATGGATTCGCGAGTCTTGAGGAAAAGAAGATTTGTTCGGATATGGTCGAATCAACGAATTTGGACAACGTGTCTGAAATCCTGGACGCGGTGGAGTTTTGGAGATGGGCAGGACTTCAACAAAAAACCGAATGGTTTCGCGATCGACCGTGTGTGTTTCTAACTCCATGCTCTCCTCGTAATTGGAAACAGTATTTAGTGTATGAACAGTCTCGCCCCCGAACAGTGCGTCGACCTCCGCGTGGTAGCCGAACGACGCGACGAAGTAAGCGTTTAGTGACTGGCCGAGTACTTTAAGAAAATGAAGGTGAACATTGTTTCAAATTACAAGCCTAAGACTGGACTCATGCATGATGTAGGTATCTTGCGAGGAATCCTTACGGCAGCTCTGGATAAAGAGGTCGAGATTTTCAGAGTGCATTATATGCAGCCACAATGTGCGGATGCTGACTTGAACATTTTTATGGAAGTTATCAATCCTGCTCTATTTCCGTATGCTGGGAAGAATATCTGGATTCCGAATCCTGAATGGACGTACAAATCATGGATTCCGTACCTTTCCTCTATTGACGAAGTATGGGCTAAAACGCAAGAATGCCGGGATATCTTTCAAGGTTTGGGGGCAACCGTACGGTACATTGGATGGTCATCAATCGATAAAATTTGGGTCCCGGAAACAGACAAGAAGAATTATTACAAGGCTATTGTTCCCGTCGGCAAAAACATTTATCGTCACCCAAAGCCGATTTTACAAGCATACCAGCGTATTATGAAATCCGATGCTACGTTGTATCGCAAACTCCCAACCCTCCACATCCCATACAGCGATACAGACGTCGAAATCTTTGTTCCTGAAGATATTTCGTCAAAAGTTGTCTTGTATCCCAAACCTTTGAATGAGAACGATTACGATGAACTAATGCGTGAATGTGGACTGAGTATTTGTATTTCTGTTAGTGAAGGGTTCTGTCATGCCGTGAACGAATCTATGTCTGCAGGATGTAATCTTCTTCTGTCTCCTATTCGCCCTTTCCTGGATGATTTGGTAGGTGAAGTTCAGGTAGGACGTTTTTATGCTCGTGAATCGAAAACTCAGCAGCATCCAGACTGTTTGGGTGTATTGGTAGACGTAGACGTTCAATCTATCATGGATGCGCTTGAAGACTATGTGAACACTGATTTCCGTACGAAACGTATTGGCTCTCAAGTTTCACGAGAGCTGTATGGCGCTCATCACCAGAAATGGGTAGACACAATGAAAGTCATGCTAGCCGAAATGCGAGTTCCGTCGTATTCGCTGAAAGATGCTATGCCGAAAGAGGAAGACCTTCCAGATATATCTATAGTGACTATAACGAAAGACCGGCGTGTATTTATGCCCCTGGCGAAATACTCCTATATGATTCAATCATACCCTGAAGAGAAATTGGAATGGGTTATTGTGGATGATGGCGAGGACAGTATTGAAGATACCCTGATTGGAGTACCGAATGTCCGATATATCCGTTGCGAGTCCAAACTAACAATTTCCGAGAAGCGCAATTTGGGAGTTCAGAGTGCGATGTATGATATTGTGGCGTTTATGGATGACGATGATGTGTACCCTAATAACTCCATCCTTCATCGTACAGCAATGATGCTGAAACAACCTCGGAAAGAGTGTGCGTTCTGTACCACGATTCCGTGCTATGATATCTGTAAATATTCATCGTTTATGAATGTTCCACCGATGACGTTGCCACAATCGAAGCGTGTGAGTGAAGCAACCCTGATTTTTACAAAAAAGTTCTGGGAAGAGCGAGGATTCAAGGCAGATGTTCAGATAGGAGAAGCAGACGCATTCATTCAAGGTCGTGAAGGAATGTGCCGGGAGTTATCTCCACAGGACGTTATTGTTAGTTTAGTTCATCCGCTGAACACTTCATCTCGCAAGACTCCAGAGATGAAAGAGCCCAATGGGAATCATTACGGTTTCAACGAAACACTTTTTACGCTAGTATCTCAAATCGGAGACGAGCTAGCTTTAAAACCCGAACATGCGGCGTAGTCCGGTCTTGCGGGACTTCTTGCCGCCCTTGCGGGCAGACTTGCGGCGGCGGCCGGCATCCATCGCCTCTGCGGCCTCACCCTCAGCCGGGACATCGCCACCCTTCAGGACAACGCGGCCCTTGGGCTTGAGGCCTAGACCACGCAGCGTCGCACGAATCTTCTTCGCCGAGACCTTGCGGACAGACTTACGGCGGCGACCGCCAACAGCGGCGGGCGCGAGGGCAGCAGCGGAACCACCGGCAGGAGCGGGAGCGGCATGGGCGAGCATTCTAGTTTATACTCTTTCTAGGAGAAATTGTTTAGGCCGAGCATGAAAGACATGTTGGCTCGACGGTGAATTTTTGTGCGCTAGACGCACCCTTGGTTCGTAAATAATAACATCCCGTCTTCAGTCCTTGCTTCCAAGCGTAAATGTGCATGGACGAGATTTTAGCGTATGTGGGTTCAGTTAGAAACAAGTTCAGAGATTGGGACTGACATACGAATGGCGCGCGATCGCGAGACATATTAATAAGAGTCTTCTGCGGGATTTCCCAAACTGTCTTGTAAAGTTCCCGAATCTTCTCGGGAATTTCCGCGATTCCTTGGATACTTCCGTTGTCTGCGATAATTTGAGTACGAATATCCGATGTCCACAAATCAAGTTTCGTTAGGTCCTCAACAAGGTACTTATTCACAATCATGAAATCCCCGGCAAGAACACGGCGGGTGTACAGGTTTGATGTGAACGGTTCAAAACACTCGTTATTTCCCAAAATTTGGGATGTTGAAGCGGTAGGCATGAGAGCGACCAATAGAGAATTGCGAATACCAAACTTCGTCATCTTATCTCGAAGACCTGACCAATCTAGTGTCGGAACAACTCCCCATAAATCAAACTGGAACTTACCTTCCGAAGCCGGTGACCCAGGGTAGGAAGGATAACATCCAAACGCTTCTTCGACTGGAACGTTTCGCCAGTACTCTGCACTGATGTTTTCCATGGACCGATTGATGCTCGCCGAACATGCGGCAAAGTAAATGTTCTCGAAAATAAGTTTGTTCAGTTCCTGAGCTTCCAACGAAGTCCAAGACATGCGCAACATCGCAAATACATCCGCCAAACCTTGTACTCCAATCCCAACTGGCCGATTACGTTTATTCGACGTCAAAGTTTCAGAAGTAGGATAGAAATTCTTATCAATCACAATATCCAAGTTTCGAGCAAGGATTTCGGTATACTTCTGCAACTTCTGGAAATTAAAGTACTTCGTTCCGTCTGCCGCGGTTCCCACAAATTTCGGCAGAGCGAGTGAACCCAAATTACACACTGCAGTTTCAGTGCGGGACGTGTACTCAATTATTTCCGAACACAGATTTGACGACTTAATTGTTCCCAGATTCTTCTGATTCGATTTGGTGTTGCATGCGTCCTTGTAGCACAAATAAGGATTTCCAGTCTGAATTTGGGCATCCAAAATCATCTGCCACAGCTTCTGAGCAGGGATAGTTTTACGACCCTTACCCCCTGACTCATACGTAGTATAAAGCTGCTCGAACGTATCACCATAACACTCATCCAGACCTGGGCATTCATGAGGACACATCAACGTCCAATTCCCATTGGATTCTACCCGCTTCATAAACAAGTCCGGAATCCAAAGTCCATAAAACAAATCACGCGCCCGGTCCTCTTCTGCTCCTTGATTCAAACGGAGACGCAAGAAATCTTCGATATCTGCGTGCCACGGTTCCAAATATACAGCAAATGAACCATTGCGTTTCCCACCTTGGTTCACGTACTTCGCAGTATCGTTAAACACTTTCAGCATTGGGACTAGACCAGTAGATTCGCCGTTTGTTCCACGAATCTTTGAACCGCGAGCGCGAACATTGTGAACCGACAAACCTACACCTCCCGCCCACTTGGAAATCTGTGCACAGTCACCCAACGTTTTATAAATTCCCTTTATGGAGTCATCATCAGTTTGGACTAGGAAACAGCTCGATAGTTGTGGAGTGAGAGTTCCGGCATTGAACAGAGTAGGTGTAGCATGAATAAAGTATCCTTCGGACAAAGCATCGTATGTTTCCTTGACCATCTCAAAATTCGTTCCATGAAGCTGAATAGCCACTCGCATCCACAAATGTTGGGGGCGTTCGACAACTACACTCCTAGAACGAAGCAAGTACCCCTTTTCCAGAGTCTTGAACCCGAAATAATCAAACATGAAATCACGGTCATACGAAATCATAGCTTGGTAAACTTCTGCATTCTTACATACCATATCATGATGAGCATCTGTAAGAATTTGAATCGGACCATGATACAGAGATTCAGTACATTCAAGAAGAGTGGCGGGGGTAGTCTTTTGGTGATTAGAGATGACGATTCGCGACGCGAGCTTTCCGTAATTCGGATGGTACCGAGCCTGCATCATCGCACACGTTTCGGCCGACAATTCATCAAGCTTGGACGTAGACATTCCATCGGCAAGTTGGTTACATACTTTCTGAGCCACAAGGTCTGGATTCACATGGTCAAGTCCATCCGAAAGACGACGAATTCGCTGAAGAATCTGGTCAAAGCTTACTGGTTCTCGGTCACCATTCCGCTTAACAACGTATAGGTGATCCGACATGGTGTTTTCCATTATTAGGTTGCGCTCTATAAAATTCGTTTCTAAGGCGCAGAGAGTCGCATAGAAATGTGCATCGCCTCAAGTTCCCGTATAAAGAGACCTAAAGAATACGGCGTATCTATTTTTGCCCCTTCGAGTTCAGCAGTAGAATCCAAATATCCAGTTTCAGGCTGAAATAATATTTCGTGTTTGTCTGAGCGTTCCATCATGCTTTCTTGTACGAACCGCGACACTCCATGCGAAATAAGTCCATCGCGCTCCATTTCTCCGATACGCAACCCCCCTCCATCGGCACGACCTTCTACCGGCTGCTTTGTGAGAAGTTTGCGAGGACCAGTTGACCTGTAATTAATCTTATCTTCAGTCATGAGCTTGAGACGCAAGTAATAGGTTGGTCCAATAAAGATTTCAGCTTCTATCATTTCGCCCGTTTGACCATTGTACATTAGCTCGTGACCGTACGGATGCATTCCCAACTTGAGCATAATATCCTTAAGTTCTCCAATACGATTCTGTGATGAAAAAGGCGTCGAATCCAGCATCGCTCCGAGTTCCACCGCTACTTTTACACCCATAGTCTCAATGAACTGTCCGATAGTCATGCGCGTAGGAAACGCATGTGGGTTCACAATCATGTCTGGACGTAACCCCGAAGCAGTGTACGGCATATCTTCCTCTGCTAATGCGAACCCCGAAGTTCCTTTCTGACCATGGCGAGAGCAGAACTTGTCTCCCAACAGAGGAACACGATGCTCGGCAATACGAATCTTGACTCCATGAAGAACAATTACGGCATTACCAAATCCCGGCGCAGACACTGTGAACCGGTGAACGGCATCTACGATTCCGTGCTGGCCACGTTTAGGAAGATAAGCTTTATCGCGATACCCCACTGTCTGCCCTGCCTCATTCGTTACAGGCGTAACAATTCCTACAAGAACAGTATCATCCGTAACAATTGAACCTTGTGCGATAATTCCGTCACTATCGAGTTTCGTATAATCCTTACCTTCTTGCGGAACAACTGTTTCACGGAATCGGGCATCGGTAACTATATTTCCAAACTCTGAGCGAGTTCCAGCCATAACATTAATCATTTCTTCAGAGGTTTCGTAGGTATGGTAGTATGTGGTATTAAACATTCCGCGCTTCATTGATGACTCATTCAGAATAACTGAATCTTCTTGGTTGTATCCTGAATAAATGCCCAACGCAACAATAGCGTTTTCGCCGTACCCCAGACATCCATCTTTACCCATAATGTGTTTGGTAGTCCATGTTTGAGACAAAGGTTGCTGAGCATAATTCAGAATAGTGGAAATCGTATCAAAGCGTTTGTAGTATGCGGTATTTGCCCATGAACAGGCGTGCTTGATTTGCTGACACGAGAACATGTTTCGAGGAGCTTGATTATGGTCGGAATTAGGGACAATACTACCAGAAGCTGAAAAAATAGTGATACCGTGGATTTCTGAAAGTTGAGAATCAGAAAATGGTTCCATGCTCACACGTAAACTTTCAGTTTCCTGAGCGTCCACGTAATCCATAACTTTAGTTATAAAACTAGCCCATGATGTTGTGCGACGAACAGTTTCCGGTTTAACTCCTTCACGATACAGTGGTCGGCATGGTCTGCCCGCATCCGTTTGAATAATGTACTCGTTCTCAAACCGGTTCCAGCACAACGATACGAATTTAGAGATTTCGCCCGAACGTCGTTTCTGAATCATATCATAATGAAAATCTTCAGTTTCCGACGTGAATACACCTACCAGGTCTGAATTAATATGAATTTTTGTCCAGGACGCCAGCCATTTCGAAGGGTGAATCAAAGACAAAGGTTTGAATGTTTTGAATGCCGACACAAAATTCAACATATCCTTGAATGGAGATGCAGTGGATAAAGAGCAAAAAAGGGTTAGAGATTTAATTAGACCTACATTTCCTCCATCGGGGTTGTCGGTGGGACACAAGAATCCCCACGAACTTCCATGAATACGTCGAGCCTCAATTTGTTTGGTTGTTTTGTCCATATCGACATTCACGCGACGAAGATATGCTACTGTACCAGGATACGAAATACGTCCAAGTTCCTGGGATACTCCGTCCTTTCCTCCCCACGCTGCTTTGAACGATTTCTCAATCTCGTTAAGGAAATTGTAGGATTTCCAGTATATTGCCGGCGTTTCGCGAACTAGGTCTTTGAGTTTTTTGCCCGAGTAAGACTCCTTTTCGTAGAACACTCGCTCTTCCATGCTACGAAGCATAGTGTCGCGAGTCGTAGTATACACTTTACGGAACTCTTCAAAACATAGGTCGCCAGAGGAGACTAGACGTTTATACTTATAGTGATCGCGATCGCTCTTTGGTTTTATGTCTAGGGATACATCCACAGCCATTTTGAGCATTTGACCGAGAAGGTATGCTTTGCGGCGGTACAACGATCCGGAGCTTTCACCGTCACGCGGTTCACAGTGTGAGAAAAGGTCATTGTACAAATTCACATACACTGCGGACTGAGTAGGTGTACGACACTGCTTTTTCAGCACTAGAAGATTCGCATCTTGTGCTTGGTCCGTTTCAGCCTTCATTATTTGCGCAAGGAACACTTCATGAGAAAGAACTAGTTCTGCAAACGTTTCATCGTAAATACTGCGCTCGGATTCGGGAACTCCGCAAAAAATTGTATCGTAAATATCTTTGTGGTTCGAAACTCCCAGAGCATAAAATACACTGAGTACAGGGACTGGTTTTGCGAATCCAGGGAGTTGAATCACACAGAGACGTTGTTTAGAAAAGCTGGATAAATCATCAGTCTTTTCGAGTAGTTTAGGGTCATCTGGTTTGAGGTTTTTGGGAGGAAGAGTTAGGAAATGAAAGTATGGACCTCGCGTACCTGTTTCATTAATTGTACGGATACCAGCAATGTATTCATACAGTTCTTCCTTCGTGGCTCCTTCAATCTTGTTTTCTTCCTCTATTTCCACCGTTCCTGCGATTTTGGGGGCGGACGTTTTTGCCTGAATCCGTTTGTTCGCGTAAAACATGTTGTCTCCCAGCCGCTCTTGCGATAGAAGAACTTTCTCCGACCCACCAATCACGAAATATCCACCCAATTCAAATTTACATTCACCAGCTTCCAGGAGTTCGGACGAGGTCATAGTAGACAAGGGACAAATTGAGCTTTTTAGCATCAGAGGTAGACGAGCAATAATAACGTCTTCAAACTTTACGGTTTCGCGGGAGTCTTCGATAATATAATCAAACTCCATCGTTCCACGAATTTCGAATGTATACGTCCTATTTTCTAGGCGGCAGGTGTGAGGGAACAAGATAGCGCCCGCTTCATCGGTTGGTGGTAAATAAACAAGTTCCTTTCCCGACTTTCCTCCAACAAATATCTCGATTTGTCTACCGTCTGGGAGGTTGCGAGTAAGAGGATTCAGTCCACGAATAAAATTGGGAATTTTAACATTGAGCATATCCGCGAATGAATCAAGATGGTGTCGAACAAGTGGATTCGGCACATCTCGAAAATAAGTATCTATGACGTGTCTCGCGACCTCCATTACTTTCCCGACAGAAAATCAAGGATGGACTCTTACAGCACGGCCATCGTAGCAACTATCGTGTTCACAATTATTCTTTTAATCATCTACAAGCTCATTGTGAACCCACAGATGGTTATTGTAGCAAGTAAGGCTAAGTGTCCAGATTTATGGGCATACAATGAGAAAGAGAAGGTGTGTGAGCCTCAGTACAAGACATCTTGCTCTTCATTCGATCCAAAGTCTCCATCTTTACATACTGCGACTGCGAAATGTACACTAGCACACAGGTGTGGCTCTACTTGGGCTGGATACTGTCCTTAAGGTAAGATGCGCAAGGCGGGAGTTGCACCCGCGTTTCTGACTTATAAGATCAGGATTCTAACTGTTGAATTACATGCGCATCCTTCTTACGTACAATGCGTTTAGATTGTTTCAGATAAGGAGGATAATGTATGCTGAAGTGTTTCGTCCTACTGGACTAGATGATGTAATAGGGTATGCTGATGAAAAGGAGGCACTAAAAAGGTATCTTACGTCGGGAACTTTCAAAAAAGCTATCATGTTAGCTGGTCCACCTGGAATTGGAAAAACTACATTAGCACTAACTGCTGCTCGAACATTTGGATTCGATCCTCTGGAAATTAATGCTTCTCGAGCTATTCGGAGTTTCGAAGATGTTGAGAAAATTAAGGATGCATGTCGTTCTGCCGTGAATATTCATTCATTTATTCGCGGCGAAAAGAGTCGTAAAACGTGTGTTATTTTGGATGAAGTGGATGGGTCTGACCCCCATGCTCAAAACAAAATAGTGGAATGGATTCGTGACCAGAATCGTAAAGTTCCTATTCTGTGCACCGGCAACGAACTACCCACAATTTTTAAACGGAATTCTGAAGTTATTGAAACACTCAGATGTTTTCCACCGAGACCTACGGACCTACAAACCTTCTTTCCAAATCACGATGTTCATACACTAATGAAAGAATCTAACCATGATGTTCGTCGAATGTTGCATCGGATGCAGTATGGAGTATCCGACACTATTCCGAAGTATCTGTGTCCTCCGACTGGGTTGCCAGTGGAGCAGATGTTCGTAATGCGTCAGTCGATGTTCGGGCTTCCGGACCCGTTTCACGAATATCGTGGCGACAGACAGGGCAACGTACACTCATTGAAAACCAGTTCAAAATGCAAGACCGATGGTACTCGTGCTGACAAGACCGAATCCGTGCGCCGGCCGAAGAAATAGGTTCCTGGCAGATTGCGCATGGGGCGGTAGCAAGAGTGATGTTTTCCAAGGACTCGTTGATTTGGTTCGTACTTGCCGTTATCGCAACTGGCTCTGAGAAATTGCGTGGGATTGCAGGCATAGTCACAGTCAGAAGAGCATTCGTGATGTTTCCATACATGTGAGTAGTGTAGACACGATTCACGATTTCTAGTGCGAACGTCTGATTATTCAAAAATCGCGACACAAGATTTGTGCGCGATGTAAAATTGAGTGAACGAAGAGTTTCGTTCGTCAAAAATTCGTTCTGTGCATCTGCGAGCTTCTCAATCACATCAAGAACCTGTTCGTCGACCATTTATTTACCTATATTGTTCACATGTTTGAAAACCACTATCGTTTCAGGAACATATCCATTGGACCGGTCTTGTGCTTCTTGAGGTAGGATGCACTCATAAACAGAAGTGAATCCAAGTCATTTTCCTTCAGTTTAAGAACTTTCAAGGTAGCTTCTTCTTCATCAAGTCCATCTTCCCGGAACTCGGTGTAAAACTTAGTATAATCCTTTTTCCTGTACCCGTCCAACTCTTCGATAGCTAGAGCGAACAATTGTGCGACAGGGTTCTGTATCTGATTCGTTATGTAAAACTCTACATCCGGCTTGAGCTTCTTTTCACGAACATAGTCCACATGTTCAATTTTATCACCTTGCTTCTTCTCGTCTTTGCGATTAGATACATAGACATAGGATAGTCTATCACCTACTTGCGGCTTATTTCCAGCATCACGTTCTTCCATTCGGTCAGCTAGAACTCGGTGAGCAATTTGACCCGGATTCTTGTAATCGTCTCGCAACTGTTTGGACAGAATATACTTTTCCAGAGGATACTCATTCTTCATAACTTTCACCAGCATTTCCTTGACCATTTTTTCTGCTAGCTTGATGCTTCGGTGTTCCATCAGTGAATCCAGTGCTCCTCCAAATATATCTTTTACGATAGGAGCATTATCACGACGTTTTAGTGCAACACCCATCGTCTTACGCTTACACTTTGTTATGTCGTCTTCATACATCATGCCGACATATCTCTTGCGACAGAACAGAATGAATGGATAGAACGTTTTCTCATACTCAATCTTGTGCGCCTTTCGTCCACTAGCGGTAATTCGTTCCGCAGCTTTCTTACCCAACTCTATGCTTTCCGCCAAGTCACGCGTCGCAAACTTAATAAAGATAGAATCCGTATCGCCATACACAACTTCACCACCGAATTCGGTCTCGACTATTTTTTTAGCATCGTAAATTTTCTGACGACCAACCGCAGTGGTACATGCCGCAACTTCAATTTTTCGGATGGGTGAGGTTCGTGAACCAGTTTGACCATACACGGAATTAGCAACAACCTTGTACGCCAATTGAAGACCGTTCAATACTGATTTTTGGGCATCGTCTTCTGTCGTTTCAATAAGTTTTCGAGTCTCTTTTCGCTTCTTCAAAAGGAGGTCGAGAGTTAGTGGGAGTACACCTATAGTTCGAGGGTCTGTGTTCGGCTGGACAAAGCCACACGTAATACGGCCGGTAGGAGTCTTATCTTCTCCAAACGTATCGTAGGAAACTTCGTCAATCTTGAACCCTTTGGCCCGAATATCTGTACCATCTGGACCGTCTTGGTGTCTGAGTTTCCCCGAGGAATCGTAAGTTTTCACGTACACCAAGGTATCGGGAGATAAATTGAACGCAATCATGTTGGAGGGGTAAAGTGAATTAAAATCAAGAACTGGGATTGGTTGGTCCAAGTACATTCCAATTTTTGGAGGTAGAACAATCGCTCCTTCATACGAGGTATCTTCATCAGACCCGTGCTGAGTCATAATAATTTGGTTTCGTTTGGATGCCTGGTAAACTACTGCCGAATAAATCTTGATTCCTTGTCCTCGCAGGAAGATGTATTGGATTGGAACACGACACACATCCGCCATTCCACGAGCATTCACAATCGTGTCCAATTTAGCCATTAACGTCAGAACTAGGTCGCAGTCCTGGATACAATACTTTGCGATTGTGGCTCGTTCATGAGGTCCAGCACGATGAGATGCGAACATGTCTTGAGCTGTGGTATCGTCTTTTCCGAAACACCATTCCAACTTCCCAATGTCGTCGGCAGACAAATCTTTCAAAATACTTTTATCTGGATTCCGAATAGTGAATGATTTTTCATCTTTCCGAATTACTTCGAACTTTTCACCTTCGCGATAAGGATTAATAGTATTCGTCATAATATCAAGTCGAATTTGATTACCCACGAACAGTCCTCTAGTTCCTTTCGTACAAATCTTTACTTCCGAATCAGAATGAATAACATTTGTAACTTTATCACGCAGAAACGTGGCTGCTACATTATCGAGTTTATACGAATCCAAATTCTGTTCACGCCGTACACTTAGCAGAAGGTCAATGGCTAGACGACCTGCAACTTCAAGATATCGTACCGCAAACTTGCCGGAAGCTAATTCAAACGTCTTTCGCTCAGTTTTAGCACAATCAGTCTTCCAAGAAGTATTGTCTACTCGCCCTAACCGCAACGTCAAATTACACCGCTCAGCGCGGTCGGCAATATATCCATCATCAAACCCGAACGTGTTGTATCCAGCCAAGATGTCTGGATTCTCGGACCACACACATTTCTGAAACTCGTCGAGCAAATGCTTTTCGTCGCGGCAGCTCACAAATTCCACGGTCGGGTCTTTGGACTCTGCACATGTTCCCGAGACAAACACGTATCTCTTCACCGATGTTAGAAGGTCGTCAGTATACCGAAACGATACGCCAATTTGGATAATTTCGTCTTCAGGATTCGAAGATACAGGAAAGTTTCCAGATTTTGAGTATGTCTCAATATCGTATGCTGCTGCATACAATGGTACTTTCGCACTTGGTTCGGGGGTTATAGCTTTGTAATTTACTGTGAATGATACATCTACGTTTTCATCATCTTCTGGGTCGGATTCTTCTGCATCGAATGAAAGTGGAGATGATGGTGAAATATCAAGTTCGTGAAATAAACGAATTAGAGGTGGAAGGTTGGCTTCATAAACATCTTCTACAATTACTCGACGACTACCTATCTTCATAGAGGAATCCTTGAGTGTACGCGATACCAATTTGAACATCCAAAGTGCAGAACACGTGAGTTTCCATACCTTGATAGGAGTCAAGCACGAGAATCCACGCATAGCATCCAACTTGAATTCCTGAGTGATTTTCAGACCAAATATACGTTTGCTCGAAGCGCTTTCAAGTGCCGTATGAATCATCTCGGACGTTTCACCATCTACTGAACGGAGATAGAAATAAGGTTGGAATCCAGTAAGCCGAACTTTTGCGACACGATAGTCGTCCAGTCTACCGAACACGTCAACCACATACCGGAAATTCGAATCACTCTCCAGCCAGTCTGCTGGCTGAATGAGCATTTAGTTAGTCTCCGTATGTTCCTTCAGTTAAATTCATTTTCATAGAATAATAGATGTCTTCAAATTATGGATTGCCGTTTATGTATGCGAATACTCGTCAAGGAGAAGCTGCGCGTGATGTAGCGCGCAACGAGTCCAACACCGCCGAATTGAAAGCAGCTAGCCCATCGGGGTGCGGAAATAACTGGGCAGTAGCTGCGTCTATCCCGGGCATGATTCCGAGCGGGAATTTCGGTAATTCGCCAGAAGGTGGGTGTGCTATAGATACACAGTCCGAGCTACTTTTTGGCGCGCCAGGCACAGCTCGTATGAAGGGACCGAAACAAACGTTTGCCCGTCCATTTGCAACCACCCCTAATCTAGGTCAGGGAAGTCTGGAAGGCGTTGACGACCAGAGCCGCGTTATGTTCGGCCATTCTACTGCGAATAGAAAGAGTATTCAGACAGTGACGGACAAACAGTTTCCGGTTTTTGAGCCTCTGATTGAAGAACGGGTAGCAGACATTCCTGATCACAATTATTTTGTTGAGCCTTTTCTTCGCGGGGGATATAACTCACGACTTGTTCCCCGCAATCGCGTTGACCTGACGAAGTAGACTCCTCATGCTGTTTATCAAGCATCTCCATGTTTTGTCTACGTTCCCGTGCCTCTAGCTGTTCGGTTGTAAGAACCTTCGCGGGCCTTTTTTCACAAATATACTTTTCGGCGACTGTCTGTTTCTTCGGTAACAGAACATCAACCGCATCCAAAACATTATTCGTATCTGCGTATACTCTCATCGCATCGTCTTCGGTGCATCCAGTTAATTCAATAATTATCTGAATGCTCCTGTTCATTTTTGTTGTATCAAATGTAAATACTCTTAATATGCGTTTTGTAGACGCACTTTGCCCCCCTGCTCTTCTCTATCTCCTCTACATCGTTGTCCACATCGGCTTAGACCTGGCGTTCGGACTGTTCGCGACAGCCGCGGGCAAGGTCGTGATGGGAATTACCGGAGTCATTATTCTTGATGCCCTGTGCTCTGTTGACCTTGGCGTAGTCTCGTGGGTCATCGTAGCAACACCATTTATCATGGTTGCGCTAGCCACGTCTATCTCGCTAGGGTTAGGTATTGACCGTGAGGCGGGCAAGCTTATGCGCGAAGGCTTTTCGTCACTGACTGGAGAAAATCTAAAAAATCGTGATAAGATGGTTTCTACACTGAAAGACGAGGTGGGAGCATTACCACTTTCACAGGATTCAACGTACTAAAGTAAATGCAATCTATCATTTGGGCTTATCGTCAAGTATTTGCGTGCCGTCGATGGACGATGGATTTTCTATTTGCTCCCGAAAAGCCCGAACATCCTGAACCCGCAGTTCCTGTGAGCAGCCTTCCTTGGTTGTGGGTTGGAGCTGTACACCCAAATGGAACTATTGTTGACCATACCACATGTGTGAACAATCTGGTGGAGATGGACAGTGTTATTACACCGGAATGGCTAGATGCAGCTACCTTATCTGTAGACGATGGCCTATGTTGGAAATATTTGGATGCGAAGACGTTAGAAGAGAAGATTTTTCCTTCGGGAGGAATTGTAATAGCAAATGATACCGAACCACAGTCAAATAACACAACGCATGACGATTGAGTCATTGGCGTATGTCGCAACCCGAGGAGAAACATATTTTAAAACTGCCGAAGAGTTTGTTCGACTCAACAAAATCTTCAGCTACCAAGGACTTTTTTCGTATTTGAGTTTACTGGCTGATATGATTATAAGTCCACTTATAACCATTATAATGGCTATTTATTACCAAGAACCTCCAGGAATATTCAGTGTTATTTCTCTGCAGAAAACGGTGACGTTGTGGTACGATTGGTTTCTTTATGAGCAAATAAAGCATGAAATTCGCGAATGGACACATATTGTGAAATCCATTGGCGGTCCATTTATATCCACGAATAATTCAGACTATCACTCTTACGTTTATGCTGATGCTATGCAGCGTATTCACTACTCGTTCTTTCCAAAGAACTGACCAAACGTCTTCAGAAGTTCAGCACCCTGCTCGATAGCAGGCTTCATTTCAGATAAAGACCCCATCAACTCTTTCTGAAGTCCCATGAGTTCCTTGGTGTCGCGGCGCATACCACCAATCTGTTCAGGAGTCAGGTTACGATATGCATGTAGGATAGTTGTCCCAATATCTACATGTGGATCATCTGTTTTAGGAGGAGCTGGTTCGGGTTCTTTCTTGCCTCGAATATCCTTTTCATCTTTCTGTTTCTTGTCTCCATGCTCATCCTCTCCGTCCTCAAACCCCTCCCATGTCCGAGTAGTAATCATGGAAATGAGATACACTAGAACTAATCCTACAATCACGGAAACAGTGTGGCTGAGTTTACCGACATAATGAGCCAAGATATATCCCAGTATGACCCATCCTACGACTTGTACTAACCCACGCTGGTATAGAAAAATAGCAACAAGTGCAAAAAGAACACCGGCGATTAGAGTGTCCATTATTGTTTATACCTTCACAAAACTTCCGAAGCCTCCACCCGGAGCAACGCCGTGGTCATTGAACTTTCCAAGATTGGCTACGCCCGGATTATCTCGCGACGTACGACCGGCATAGTCGGCCATACCAGCTACACCATCCCCTTCAAAGGAAGCCGAGACACCACCATACTTGCCTCCACCGCGCTTGACTCGGCGAGTCTTACGAGACTTCTTGGACTTGCGGCGGCGACCTGAACCAACAATAGCGTTCTGGCCACGCTGAGAATTGGCGGCCCAATCGGCCATCTCAGAACCCGAAGACCACTGCATTGCACCCGGAGCAATTGCTCCTGAAGCGCCATAGTATCCACCGCGGTGAGCATGGCGGCGGCGAGTCGTACGTTTTTTAGCAGAACCCTTACGAGCCATTTACTCTATATGAGGAATGTTTTCCAGAACTGTCCATGAGCCATCGTCATTACGAGAACACTTCAGTTTGAACGACGACCCTTTTGAACGCAAGAACACCGAAGTTTTCAAATCAGGGACTCTGAGATATCCACCTACATCTTTAACTTCGTAACAATCGGCGATGGGAAGTTTTACGATAGTTAGAGTATCTTTCTCTTTCTCTTCCACTAGGTCTACAAAGTATCCTGGCTTACCAGGTTCATCGGGATGCTCTTCATACCCTCGAATCTTGTGTGTCTTATTCAAATCTTTCTTGTGAATGAATTGTGCCGATGTTTTAGATGGGTAGATAAAGGTGTCCATCAGGTCTTTCAACCAATGATATCTTTGCTCAAACGTGGAACATGCAAATACACAATTTGAATTGAAGATGAAAATATCAGAAATGATGAATTCGTAAGGTCCCATTTTTTCGGCACGAAGAAACGTATCTCCACAAATACGTTCGTCTACAATACACGGAATGCGACGACACTCCTGTGCGGTCATCCAAAGACACACGGGAATAGCGTTTTCGTATGTGAATATTATCCATCCAGATGTTCCTGCAGTTTGTGGGATGCGGAATGTTTTACAGTCCGGCGGGACGGGTTTCCGGAATACCAAGCGGGAGCTCGGGGTCCAGCCGTAAAGAGTCTGAAGCTGATTTGCGCGGCTCATACTCGGGGAGTTTTACTTCTTGGGGCTGTTGGGTTAAAGCTTGTTCGTTTTTCTGGGGAAGTTGCTGGGGAAGACTTTGTTGTAAGTACGGGGAGTGGACTGGAGGAGGTGGCTGGTACTGTTGCGGCATCTGAACTGGAACATTGCGGTAAATGATTTTCGGCTCAGGTGGGTACATTAGCCTAGTTCCAATATACGTAAAAAGTTGGAGCAGAATGAGTACTGCTATCGTAGCAAGAGCTACATAAAGTATTTCAAGTGCTAGCATTTGTTGTTCACGAAGGTTATTCATCAAGGCCGTTCAACGAACAGATATCGGTGTTTATGTTTCGTATCACTTTCCATCCACACAAGTGTTTTTGTTTCATATGTCGTATAAATCGCTTTGTATTCATGAAGAATTTTGCCTGGGATAACACCTTCCCACGACTCTTCTGCATATAGAATCCAATCTTCGTTTGAAACATCCTCATCTTCTACAAACTTTCGGCGAAGACGAATCTGGGGAATGTATGTCCATCCATCATCACAGAAGATTATGAATAGTTCTTTAGACTCCCGTACTTTTGGAAACTGAAACTTCAATTCCTCCCATTTTTGTTGGCCCAGTCGCATGATTTTCCTCATTTTTCTGTTCTGGGATAGTTATTCCTAAACGCATCCGTATTTCAGGAGACTTCTGGATAATCTCGCAAAGATAGAGTGTATCAAACAGCGCATTATGAAGATAATCGTATTTCGGCGTAGTTCCTACAACGTGTGTATATAATTCAGCCAATTTTGGAAACTTGAAACCTCCTCGTACTCCCGGGATATTGCAGATAGTACGTCCAGCAACCATCGTACATCCCATCGGCTTCTTGAATCCTTGAAACGACATGATATTCAAATCCCAAAGAATAGCCTGGATAAGAACGTTCTTGTCGAAATGTATATTGTGTGCAACCATCATATCGTGGTCTTCCGATAAGAATTTTAGAATAGCATCTCGCAGAGGAACACCAAATTCTATCGCTTGCGCATGTGATACTCCGTGGATTTTTGTAGATTCGGACGGAATAACCCATTTCTCCGGTTTGATTATGTAAGCATGTGTCTTCACAACGGTATTTGATACCGAATCAATAATGCACCAAGAAATGGACACAATATGTGGCCAGTTGTCGGGGGCTCTGTATGCCGATAGACTTGCATCTGTAGGAAGTCCAGTAGTTTCTGTATCGAACGCCAAGACTCGCATTTTTAGTTCTATGTTTGTTTGTGTATATCCTATTCGTTTTACAGAGAGTGGATTAGGAAGAAGCTCACTAGACCGAATACGACGGAGTGAACAATTAGACCGTACGTGGTCGGGCATCCAGCCTGGGCAACCTTGAACACGGAAGCGAGCTGGGGGACTAGAGCCGAGACAACGCCACCAATGAGCTGGTCAACTAGACGATACGTGATCGGCGAGCTGAGAACAAAGAACACAACCGCCAGAGTCGCCGAGTGCTGGAATTTCTTGGTTAGGCCAAACATTGTTTGTGTTCTACGCAGAAAAAGTCTTTTGGGTCTGAATGATAGAATTTATCCATTCCGGGGAATTTTCAACGATGTTTTTAATAGTTATGATATTTTGAGGAACTGGATAGTGAATATCGAGAGTATTGCTTTCGCAAATAAACAGACAGGCAGAAATCAAGAAAACACCCCGGGATTTCGCAACTGTTGGAGACCAACGCAGGCAATGTAGTTTGTAAAGGGCATCAAGGTACGGAGCTAAAACTCCAGCTTGAGGTGAGGACCGAGCATTGTCTCGAACAATATCCCAAATAAGCCATATTACGTTTCTTCCATGTGTTTGGTCAATATAAGGATTCGGGCGATATGAACAGTCTAGATTCCTCTTATGTGTATTCTTAAATACGCTTCCAAATTTCAGAATCCAAGATATCCAATAAAGAGCTCGTGTGAAATCCCGAGCTTCGGGTCTCAAGCAATACGACAGTTCGTTAAGTGGAACATACAAATCGATAGGGTCATCTTCTCGAACTATATGGCGAGCATAAGAAGCCGAAGGTGATTTCAGGTTTTCTTGTACTGTTGCATGCTGGAAATCATGCTCTGGCTTTATCACGGGCAAATGAGGAAGTTTGTTTTTTCGAGTAAGAGCAACGGTTGCTGCTGCTTCACATACCATAGTCCTGATTTGAAGATTGTTGCGCATATCCGTCATCGCCAAAATGGAGTACTGCCCTTCATATGGCGCAAACTTCTCGTAGGCCTGAACAAGGTACAAAAATACATTTGGAGCTGCACGATTAATATGCCGAGCCGATGATTCAAACAATGTGTTCCAGAGAGAATGTACTAATCCAGAACAAAGAAGTTCCAGAGTCCAGTAGCAAGAATAGTCTGCATGACCCAACTTAATGTTTTCGTCCAGAACTTTAGAGACGTGTGCCCGTAAATGTCCGGAGAATGTGAATTTCTGAAAGTCCGCGACAGTCCTTCCGTCAGCGATGTTCATTGTTCTGGGAAGAGACCAAAAATGGTCTATACAAACGCCTCATTTTTGAAAATAACAAATATACTGATACTCCTTACCTGCTCGCACAAGATCCACGTTTTCAATATGTGTGAACCCCGAAGTTTTGATGATATCAATCATACGCTCTTTTGAAGGCATAGTTAAACTTAGTTTATTTTCGCGATACTTTGCTCCACCGTTATTTGCTTCGTCATAATACGAAAACACTTCGTCGTATGACGCATCATCCTCATTACGTTTCTTCACTAATTTACCAGTATACTTGAACTTATCAAAGAACACTACTGATTCAGTCTGTCGTTCCAAGTTATATTTCTGAAGTGAAAAGGCCGCAAAGGGAGATGATAAATCATGTAACGGGTCAAACCTGTCTGGGTCTACGAGATGCACGACAAAGTATCCTCCAGGTTTTAGCCATTGGTAAGCATTATCTGAAATAATTTTGGCGTTGGGAAACATGTACATTGAGAAACCAAGGAGTAAACAGTGGCTGAATGATTTTTGAGAAAATAGTTGGGGTTGGGAAATATCGCCCTTATTAAACTTTGCGTTGGGACACCGTTCGCGAGCTTTTTCGATCATAGCGTCCGACGTATCTACCCCAAGATAATCTACTCCGAGTTGCTTGAAATAGCATGCGTGCGTAGCAGTTCCGCAGCACATATCCAGAACCCGGATTGAAGTTACCGGTTGCTCTACCAACGTGAGGTCGTGAATAGATACTTCTTCGTACTTAATTCTTTCGTTCGAGTTCCAGAGTGAATCGTAGATGGATGCGTACTCTTCGTCGAAAATGTCCTTGTCGTACAAGGTTGTAGTTTTCCCATCTTCAAAACCTTCAATGGATGAGTACCACGTGGTAAGCCCATACATTACAAATATGAGGATGGCTAAGAAAATGTAGGCAACTTCCATTAGTTTTTAGCGAGACGATTTCCCTCCAGAAATCGATGCCGGTAGCATGTCTGGTAATGTCGGAGTGGACTTAGGTCTCACAAATTTGAAGTAAATAAGAACGAGGATGGCTAGTATGCACAGTGCGATTACACCTGTTAACAAACTATTCACCCAATTTGAGCTAGAATCTCCAACTACACCGCTGGACAAATAACTTGAACGATTAAGAACATCAGCCTTGGTTTTTTCGGCGTCGTAATCTTGTAGTAAAAGTGGAAGACCGCCATCTGATTTTATAGCCCTAGCTAAACTTGATACTTGACTCTGGGATTTAAGAGACCCATCAATCGCATCATACTGGTCGCGATACTGTCGCAGTACTGGTTCAATATCACTTTTTGCTATCTTTTCCTTTTCCTTTGCTAACCACCCCTGACCATTTAGGGCGGTATAGTAATCTGTACGCGCTTTTGCTGCGGTCTCCGGTGTTGCTCTGTCCATAACAGCTTTCAGTTCGTCAAGATGTTTTTGGCGAGCACAATCAGGCCCACAACTCTGGAACAGCGACGTCATTGTTTAAAGAGAGGTAAATTCCCACACCGAGAACAACAAGGACAAATACGTGAACGAACCATCCGATAAACGAAAATACCAAATACACGAAGGACGCTACTATGAGTGTTAGTACAAACTTCACAAGAATAGGCTGCATCGCAGTTATCCCATCAAGCTTGGATTTACTTATAGTTACCTCATCTTGCGTACTTTTAATTTGTGAATCAGTTTGCTCTATGTTCGCAGCAGGTGTTCCAAACAGTTTCTTGAACGTTGTCTCAAAAAATCCAAGTTGTTTGTTCACAGCCATAACATCTGTTTGGCGTTTATAATCTTTAGATATATCTTGAACAATCTTATCCCGGTTTTGGTCTGCTGGAGTTATCACATTCAAAATAGATGAGTAATCTGGAGTTTCAATTCGATTAAATATATTACCTACAGTTCCCGATGTCGATGACGTCATCCATAGCTGTTTCGTATTGGGGTCAGCGGTCAAATTCAAAGGCATGTACCCACCAGTATCAAGAGGTGTAACTTCTTGTTGGACTGTACAATCTCCCTGGCATCTCGATATTTGTGAATTCTGACCAACTCCATACAATGCCGTTTGGTCAATATTTCCTACAAGCGAAGTTATTGGAATTCCAGTGAGACCGGTAACTGGACTCCACCCGGTCTGTAACGTTTCATCGGTCTTCATAGCTTTTCCAGAAGCATCTACTCCATACAAAGCAGTAGAACTGGCTGAAGTAATCTTTACGGACGTATCGGCAACAGGCATAGAATTAGTCATAGCGACTGGCTTGGGGATTTTGACTTTTTGATTCGTAGCACTTTGTAGCCATAGGTACGCATGTGTCGAGAAAACAGACACTGGTAAAAAATTCGGACTTCCTACTGGAAGTAGAGACCAGTCGGTCTGATTATTGGCGGTTTTAGTAGCTAAGTTCGTCGTAGACCCGGCAGTGTACAACAAATAAACATTCGTATCATCAGTTGTAATATCCAAAATAGACGATATTGGTTGAGCAGGTGTAGCGGCTAC